AATAACTACAACCATATTTATAAAGGACAATTACCATGGCATTAGTATCACCAGGTTTAGAAATTACAGTCACTGACGAAAGTCAATACCTACCAACAGCAGTGGGTACTGTGCCTTTTGTTTTGTTGGCTACTTCTGAAAACAAAACAATCAATGGCGTCACAGCATCCGGTACACTAAAGGCCAATGCAGGCAAAATCTACGGAGTCAGCAGCCAACGTGAATTGGCTACAACTTTTGGATATCCAAGATTCCGCCAAAGCAGCACTGGCACACCATTGCACGGCAATGAATTAAATGAATACGGTTTAATGGCTGCCTACAGTGCCTTGGGTCTTGGAAATCGTGTCTGGATAATGCGTGCTGATGTTGATCTTGAGCAGTTGGTTGGAACTAGTATTCGTCCAACCGGCAGAGTTGGCAACGGAACTGTATGGTTTGATATCAAGACCACAGATTTTGGTTTATTTGAGTACGATCGTGGAAAAAATGCTTTCAACAAGATTACACCATTGGTAATTACCAGCGCCAATGACTGCATCGCTGGAACCACACAGCCCAAGGCATCTATTGGCAACATTGGCGATTATGCTGTGGTTCTAATTGACTTTAATAACTTTGTTTACCAGAAGGATTCTACCAATACCTGGAATCAGGTTGGTAGTGCAGCCTGGTCCAACAGCATCAACGTGGTTGAAAGCACCACTTCCACAGTTAATTTACCGGCTGGAAGCTCGTTTATCATCAACGGTACCACTGTAAACGTGGCAGCTAACATTACTACCATGACAGCTTTGGCCACATTGATCACCAATGCTGCCATCACTGGTATCACAGCAACAGTTACTCCAACTGGGCGTTTGGCCATTGCTGCTGGTGTTACTGCCGCAGCCGGCGCCGGCACCTGTACAATTTCTGGCTCGGGTACTCCGGTGAACGCTGGTAGTTTTGTGGTTGGTCAATCCTATATTATACAGACTGTTGGTACCACCAATTTTACACTCATTGGAGCTAGTGCCAACACAGTTAATGTAGTATTCACTGCCACCGGTGCTGGCACAGGCACGGGCACAGCTATACTAAATGTAGCCCACAACCTAAGCAGCATTGGAATTGTCAACGCAGTCTACGGACGAGCTGTTGTGAATGTTGGAGGTTATGCAGCATTTCCTGCTTGGTCAGTGTTTGACACTCCGTCGAGTCCTTCCAAGAGTGTTTGGGTCAAAACTTCTTCTTTGGGCAACGGTGCATCTTTTGTAGTCAAGAGATATTCTACGTCATCGTCGTCGTGGACACCCATAGCCATGCCAGTTTTTACCAATGCTTACACAGCTTTGGCTGGCCTAGATCCAGCTGGAGGCGGCATTAATATTGCTGCTGGTTCAGGGTTTGTGAAATACGATTCAACCAACTCTGGTGTGGTCAGCTACGGCATTTATACTCTATCTGCAGCAGGACAAACTCGAGTCACTGGTACTACACCAGGCGTATTCACTGTTGGCGACACGTTCAGTGTTGTAGTTTCTGTACCTGGCACAGCAACTCCGGCCCTATTTAGCTGCACATTGGCCGGAACCGGAGCCGCTGATTTTGTTGCAGCAATTCTAGCACAGAATGTTCCCAACGTTACTGCTATCGTTGAGTCAGCTGGAACAATCACTATCACTCATCGTGCCGGTGGTATCGTCACATTGAACAATACCACTGTAGGTGGCCGCAACCCAGTTAGCACAGCAGGCTTTACCACAAGTACTCCTGGTGTAGTTTCTAACATTGTGAATGGAACAGTCAATCTGACCAATTGGAGGAAAACCACTTACACATTCAGTGCCAACGAACCATTTACTGCACCTGCCAACGGTACAATGTGGTATTTCAATGATGCCACACAGGTGGATATCATGGTCTGCGACACCAACGGTTGGAGAGGATATCGTCAAGTTGCTAGAGATTCAAGAGGTTATAATCTAACACTCACTGATCCCAATGGAGTCATTATTAGCCCCACTGAACCCACTACCCAAAGCGGCGGAACTGGTGCTGCATTGGTTCCGGGCGATCTATGGTTAGACAGTAGCGATCTTGAGAATTATCCTCACTTGTATCGATACAGTAACTCCAACACCTGGGATTTGCTAGACAATTCCGACAGTGTTAGCCAAAATGGTATTATTTTTGCTGATGCTCGCTGGGACGGTTCGGGTACCACCGATCCAGTGACCGGAAGTCTTCCAGACATTAGAACTCTGTTGAACAACAACTACGTTGATCTAGATGCACCCGATTTCAGACTGTATCCGCGAGGAATTTTGTTGTTTAACACACGTCGAAGTGGGTTTGGGGTGAAGAAATATGTGGTCAACTATTTCAATAGTACATCCTTTACTGGTGTGATCCCTACACAAACTTCAGCCTGGGTGTCTGCGTTGTATACTCGTTCCAACGGTATTCCTTACATGGGACATTATGCACAAAGACAGGTTATTGTTCAAGCCATGAAGGCAGCTTTGGATGGCAACACCGACATCAGAGAAGAAGGTTACGCATTTAATCTTCTGGCATCTCCGGGTTATCCAGAACTAATTAGCAATCTAATCATGCTGAACAATGATCGTGCCAATACTGGATTTATCATTGGTGATACACCAATGGATCTTTCAGCAACAATCACCAACATCACCGATTACAACCGCAGTGTTACAATAGAAAATGGGTTTGTTGGCTTGTACTATCCCAGTGCACTTACCACTGACCTAGCCGGTAATGAAATTGCGGTACCGGCCAGTCATATGATGTTGCGTACATTCTTGCACAGCGACAATCTAAGTTATCAGTGGTTTGCTCCAGCCGGCACACGTCGTGGCCTAGTAGACAATGCCAACGCCATTGGTTTCATTGATCAATCCACCGGTTCGTTTGTAAGAACTGGTCTCAACCAACAAATGCGTGATGCCATGTACGAACTTCGTATCAATCCGGTGACTTTGCTGGCTGGAACTGGAATTGTTGCATACGGACAAAAAACAAGAATTTCTGTGGCATCCAGTACTGGAAGCGCCTTGGCAGGTGGCACATCCATGGATCGTATCAATGTTGCACGCCTAGTCAACTATCTAAGAACTGTTCTAAATGGAGTGGCCAATCAGTTCTTGTTTGAACCCAACGACAAGATCACCAGAGATCAAATCAAGCAATTGATTGAAAGTGTACTCAACGATTTGATTGCCAAGAGAGGACTCTACGACTATTTGGTAGTCTGCGATACCACAAATAACACACCAGATCGTATTGCACGAAATGAGTTGTACGTTGATATTGCCATTGAGCCAATGAAGGATGTGGAGTTCATTTATATTCCTATTAGACTCAAGAATCCTGGAACAATTACTGGCGAATCATCTGCTGGAACCACTAACACAACAACTTAAATGGTTGGGACAAAATAGGCGTCCAGGACGCCTATTTTTGTGATTGATTATTAACAGTAGTTTTAATGAAATACATTGGTTGATCTTTTTTCTATCGTTTTATCATAAATATTTTTAACGTTTAGGAGATAGTCATGGCAGTAGCCTCGCTTAATAGATTTACCGTACCTTTGAACAACAACCAGAGTGCCAGCACTCAGGGATTGTTGATGCCCAAGTTACAGTATCGCTTTCGTGTCAGTTTTGAAGGATTTGGTGTAAGCTCGGATCGTGTAGAATTGACCAAACAGGTTGTATCTTTTAGCCGACCCACAGTGTCGTTTGCTGACATTGATTTACCTGTCTACAACAGCACAGTAAAATTAGCAGGCAGGTACACCTGGAGCGATGTTAATTCTACCATTCGCGACGATGCCGCAGGTAATGTCAGCAGACTGATCGGCGAACAGCTACAAAAACAGTTTGATTTCATGGAACAGAGTTCAGCTGCCAGCGGTGGTGATTACAAGTTTATTACTCGCTGCGAAATGTTGGACGGTGGTAATGGAGTCAATGATCCTGTGGTGTTAGAAACTTGGGAACTGTATGGTTGTTACATCAAAGAAGCCAACTATCAGGAAGTCAATTACACCAACAGTGACCCAGTTACCATTCAGTTAAATATGCGTTTTGACAACGCTATTCAAACACCTGGTGGTACCGGCATTGGCACATTTATTGGTCGTACCATTGGAGTAAACAGCACTCTATAAAGTACCACCAACTAAAATCAGGGTCCAGATTATGGACCCTTTTTTTATGGCATAAATATTCATACAAAGGATAATCATGGCTGACATATTTTCTGACATTGTCAAAGGTGTCGGAGCAACACTGAAACAAACAATTACCCCAGACACACTGCGGGACTACCAACATGCCAGTAGATTGTTTGTTGGCGGCCCTGGTGCTGGTCCAGATCAGTATAGATTGGCACCAAAGTCGGGATTTTTATTTCATGTGTTTTTTGATGTAAATACGCAAGCCAGAAAAGTCGATACAACCAATCCCAACGCATTGAAAGAAATAGGTCTAATGGTCAAATCTGTGGACCTTCCCAAGTTTTCGTTTGACATAAAAACCTATAACGCATACAACAGACCAAACATTGTTCAAACAAAAATCAAATACGATCCTGTGTCCGTGGTATTTCACGACGACAGCAACAACCTAATTAGAAATTTCTGGAGAGATTATTTCAGTTATTATTATCGCGACACCGACTACAATTTAAATCAATACAAGATACCTTACAAGTACGAACAGACTAGATTCACAGAATTTGGTTATACTCCGCGCAATGTTGCCAGCAACCAACCTTATTTGGATTCTATTAGAA